GTACGGGGGAGGGTCAAAATTTGACCCCCCTACCCTCTGAATCTGGCGTCCTGACGCCCGAGCCAGAACCCCTAAAGAAAGATATAAAGAAAGAAGGAAAGAAAGAGAAAGAAATACGCGCTGACGCGCGCACCGCTAGGGCACGCACCCCACGCACACCTATCGACAGTCGCGCCCAGCTAATGCCGCTGGCGGTCTATCGTGAGCTGACCAACCGCATGCCGGTGGGGGCGTTGTGGGATGAGATTATCGCCACGGTGACGGATGAGACACAATGGCGCCGCAGTATCATGGCGGTGCTGGCCCGTGGGTGGAATCCCACGAACGTGGACAACCTGCTGATGATTTATCGGGCCGGCGGCAAAATCGCAGATCGCGGCAAGGGCGGCCGGGCGAGCGTCTCGTATGCGCCAACCGACTCGGTACCAGCCGACGAGATAGCAGCCCTTGAGCAGCTCGAGGCGGCCCGTGGTCGGGGCGAGGATATACCAGTGGAGTCGTGGGAGGTCGACGCACGCCTGCGTCGTGGATATCAGAGGTGGCATGATGAGCGAGCCGGTAGAGACACCCATCGAGTTGTGGATTGAGCGCTTGGCGTACGTTGAGCGCATGCTCGCCGAAATGCGCGAGCGGCCAGAGATTGACCCCGAGATGATCCGCAGGACTGAGCAGTGGCGCGACAATTTGGTCGCACGCATTCAGCGGATGCGAGACGCGGAATTGGTGCCGACAGTGAAAGGGAGAAAACCGACATGGACCAGAAAGTAACTATCACCCCGCACACATGGCTGTATGACGAGCTGCTAGGACGGCCGGAATACTTCCCCTGGGAAGAAGCCATGCGTCAGTATGAGGCCCATCTTGACCTGCACTGTGCATGGGTGCGGCACGTTGGCTACCTGATGACTGACTATGTCAATCGTGCGGGCGATAAGGTCTACAACTGCCCGACGCGCATATTGCCTCTTGAGATTGCCGCCGATCTGAAACGCCGCCTGCTGGTACACGATGCATCGTCATACGGCGTGCACGAATTTCGCACCAAGTCACACCATCATACGCTGATGAAATGTATTGGCTACGTTGATGACCACGTCGAGCAGGCGTATCGAGACGCAATTTCGCATCACCTGACGCATAATCGCCACCATCCCGAGTGGCATTTTATGCACGAGGATATGTCGCCCACTGACCGTGCCGAGATGGTGTGTGACTGGGTCGCTCGGTCGCTGCAATACGAGAACGACCTCGACAAAGCGCTCGCCCATGCAAAAAAAGTTTTTGCCTATCGGTTTCGATTCACCGAAGCAAGCCAAGACGCCATACTCGAAAAAATGCGCTTCGCATATGCGCTGCATGATCACTATGTTGGCGAATATCACCTGTACAACATTTTCATCCAGGCGGGTGGACCTCGACCAAATGAGGCTATTTTTGCATCGTATCGCCACGTATTGGCGCTTCAGAAAGAGATAGCCAAGATGCCGAGCATTATGCCGATTGCGACCGATGAGCAGATTGCCGCGGTAAAAGCGTGGGGCGAAGCCAATGCAGAATAAGCTACGGGTCCGCGTCGAGTTTGAGGTGGTATCGTGGTGGCAGGTGCAGTCGCGCGAAATCCCCGTCGACCACCTGACGCCGCCGATGGAGAAGGGCATGACGGCCACGGTCTGCTACATCAGCCAGGTGCCCAAGTGGGACGACGCCGAGGCCAAGCCCCGATATGCAGGGATTGCCTACGACAATCGCGGAGCGTGGGAGCGGGCCGCTCGCCAGTTTGCGCGATACCTGCCAGACTATGCGCAATCGCTTGAGCGCCAGTGCAATGAGCCGATGTTCATGGCGTATATCATGCGGCCCGCTGGCGGCACGTATCGAGACACGGAGGTGTACTGTGACAATCAATAGCGTGTTGAGTGCATCGACGCTCGCAGGATACGAGGCCACGCGCACGGCAGTGAGCGCGCTTGTCAGTGAGTACATCCGCAATCCGTACCCGGGCAAGAAAAACGCACAGATGCGTGAGCAGCGGCGGATCGCCTTGCGTGCGCAGGTGCGCGCCGAGAGGGCGTCGGTGATGGAACGGTATATGTACCTGATGGCCAGCGACGACCGCGCGCTGGCGCACGACGCCGAGTGCACGGAGTTGCAGGCACTGTACGCACGATACACACACATGATATCCAGACTCGAGAGGTGCTGAATGATTCTGAATGACCGCGAGATTGACCAGCTGGCGCACGACGGCATGATTACGCCGTATGCCACCGTCGAGCACCGTCCCGGCGTCATCAGCTACGGCGTGACCAGCTACGGTTACGACATGCGCGTGTCTGACGCCTGGGTGGAGACGGCCATGCCAGCGGGTGCCGTGCTCGATCCGAAACAGCCGCTCACCCGCACGGTTGCCGTTGCCGGGGATGACCCGACGACGTACCCGTCCGGCTGGGTCGAGCACCGCGCCGACACGTGGGAGCTGGGGCCTGGGCGCTTCGTACTTGCCCGGTCTGTCGAGACATTTCGCATGCCTGACGACGTGCTCGGTATTGTCGTGGGCAAATCAACTTATGCGCGGTGTGGGCTCATCGTCAATTGCACGCCGATGGAGCCGGCATGGACCGGCACACTCACCATCGAGCTGCACAACGTCTCGAGCCAGCCCATCCGCATCTATGCGTGGGAAGGGATTGCACAAGTGGTGTTCTATCGTGGCCATCGACCGGCGGTAACCTACGCAGAGAAGGGCGGAAAATACCAGCACCAGCTGGGCGTTACGCTTCCGGTGGTGCTGTGATGACGACCAAAACTCGAATCAAAGACCAAATTAGGGCGCTCGGGCCAGAGTTCAGACGTGCGCTCAAAGACCCGACAATATCAAGCCGCGAGATAGCAGCGGCGTATGGTATCCATCAGTCGAGGCTGTATCGCATGCGCGCACTAGTGCGCAGGCCGCGGCATTATTTCAAAATCACTCCCGAGTTCATTGTCGACGTCAAAGCTGGTATGACGTTGCGCAATCTCACAGCCAAATACAAGTACACTTCCGTCACTATGATTCGAGCGCGTAAGAAAATTGGCTATCAGTCGCCCGAGTTCCGCATGTCTGCATCGACGGAGGCGCTGATGCGATCGAAATTATCGCACGCCGACGTGGGGCGTGCGCTTAATCTCAGTGCGGCTACCATCAAGACCTACCGATCGCTCTATCGGTACTGGCCGCAATCGCGCCGGTCGCCACTGACCGACGCGGAGAAAGCGCGTGCTGTTGAGATAGGCAACGTTCAACGCGCTGCCCGCGAACTCAAGGCCAGCAAGACCGCCATCTACCAGGCGTACTACGAATACGAGCGCCAGACTGGCCAGAACATTCTGCGTAAAATGCCAGACGTCGAGTGGCCGACTGACCCGGAATGGTACGCACGACAGACCGCTCGAGAGATAGCGGAGCAGCTCGGCGTCTGCGACACATCAGTACGCAAGCACGCCCAGACACGCGGATACACGCTGGCCTATCAGAAGCCACGCATGCAGGAGGAGCCATGAAATCACAGGTAAAAAAGAAATTGCGTAAGATGGACCCGAAATTCCGTGAAGATCTGGCGAGCGATATGCCGACGTGGGCGATAGCCATGCAGTACGGGGTGACGAAAGATTTTGTGGGCAAGGCCCGCCGCCTGCTCGACGTCGGTCGTCGGCGGAAATTCCAGGAAACAAAAGATTTTGTCACAGACGTCAAAAACGGGCTGCCTGTTGCTGTAATTGCTGACAAATACGGGATTTCTCGCGCAACCGTGAGCAAATATCGAAAAATTCACGGCGCCGAGCGCAGGCTTTTTCGCAGCACGGATTCGACGGACGCGCTGATGTCGTCATCACTGCCGGCCGAGTCGGTCGCCCGTGCGCTGCACTTAGAGGTCAAGACGGTCAAAATGTATCGCACCATGTACCGATACCATGAGCCACAGAGGCGCACGCCCATCACCCCAGAAATCCGTGCGCGGATTATCGAGATCGGCCAGGCAACCGTCGCCGCTCGCGTGCTGGGCATCGGCAGGTCGTCCGCCTACTCGGTACTCGTCGAGCACGGCGAGCAGACAGGGCAGCGGGTCATTCAGCGGTACACTATGGGCATTCGATGGCCACAAGATCCCGCGTGGTATGCCAAGCGCACCATACCAGAGATTGCCGAGGCGCTCGGCTGTGGGCAATTGACCGCACGACGTCATATCCGTACAGCCAATTTGACGTACAAACGACAGCGAGCACCCATGACAAAATAGTGTGCTATACTGGCGGCATCTTACGAAGGGATACGGAAACCCCCAGCAGCAACGCTGGGGGTTTTTGTTGGTACTGGAGGCAGTGCTGCAAGACGTTCTACTGCGCGGATATAGAACCAGCACCGCCAGACGTAGTATATCAGAATATTTCGGTGCTCATTTGCATCATGTGGAATATCGGCGAGGCGCCGTTTGTCCCCTCTGCATTGGCCTGCAGTGTTGCATTGGCAGTGAAATCCACGATATACACTGAACACACGTCGCCGGCCGCCAGGTACCCAACGCCGCTTGCGTTGTACTCATAGGTGGTATTGGCGGCGATGAACAGTGGCAGGCTGCTCGATCCGTACATCCAGCGTGCGCCGTTGACGCGCACCTCACACTGTGTTGTGTGGCCTGACAGCTGGATAGAATACGCCAGGTGCCAGTAGTAGTATCCGGGTGTCAGGATGGTGATGTTGGTCGTCGACCAGTCAATGCCGAATCCCCGTGTCTGCTGCTGCCACACCACGTTGTACCCCGTACCTGCGGTGAGTGCGACGGTGGCGGTGCGTCGGAGCGTGATGCATGCGCTGGGGATTTCCTGATTGAGCTGTCGGAGCTGATACGCCAGATCGGCGTTGACGCGTGCCTGGTCTGTCATGTGCGGAGAATCGCTTTCTCGGTGATTTTGCCACTGCCGATTGACACGCTTACGACGTCGAGGCGCATCACAAACCGCAAGCCTTGGAACCAGACGGCGAGACGATCGCCCACGTCGTAGTCGATGCCGCGCATGCTCGACGGGGTAGAGATGAGGTCGCACGTGAACTGCCGGACACCGCGGTACCGCTGCAGCGTACCCCGGGCATATGATGCGGGGATGTTCTGGCTGTTGGGGGCGTTGACGTACTTTTCACTGCGGGCCAACGGTGAGGCGGTAATGCGCGCGGTGTCTTCGTAGTATTGCGACGATCTGGCAGCCCCGGCGCCCTTGCCGCCGACGATGGCCACGGTGCGCTCGTCTTGGTACTTGTAGCTGATGACGCAGTTTTGCACGTTGCCGATGTCGGGCGAGAATGTCAAATCCGACTGATTGCGCCCAAACTGAGTTGTGTAGGTCTCGAATAGCAAACCGCCCGACGCTGTCGACGTGACAATGCCCGCGCACCACGTGCCAGCCTGCCACGAGGCAAGACCCGCATCGGTGACAATGTCGTACACCTCTTTGGCCGCCGAGTCGAACGGTACCGTCGCTGCATCGGCGTAGCTGGGGGCGACGGTCAGGTACGAGCCAATGGCTACACCTGTGGCCGCGGTCCCGCCACCGTAGCGGGCCGTTGATGGCGAGATGAAGTTGTATCTCACCACGAGCTTCATGATGTCGTCGGCAGTGCCTGAGAGGAACAGCACGCGGCTGTTACCCCACGGATAGGCACTGATGCGCCGGCGGAGCAGCGTCTGCGGCGACTCGCCAAACACCGTGATGCGTGTGCTGTCGATATCCCACGCCGTCTGCAGGTATTCCTCCTCAAGCGTGAATGTGCTGCCCTGGATCGAGCGCCACACACTGATTCGGTAGTCCTTGCGCTGGGGATTGAACAGCCAGTACCAGCTGACCGGCACGACCAGCGTACAGCCCCCGATACCGCCGTCTCGTCGGACGGTGTAGTCGAGGGTCTCGTACTCGCGCAAGTACGTCACGATGGCTCCAGCGGGGTCTGTGATGGCGATTTGGTAATCGATCATGAGCGTGTCACCCCATCGAATAGACTCTGGAATGTCTGCGGCCAGATGATGTCGGCCTGATTGATGGCATTGGTCGCGCCGGTCGTCGCCTGGGCAAGGTCGGCGTAGTTGAGGTATGCGGTGCCCGGCTCGATGGTGAACGTGGCGAACTGCGACACCGGCCCGATGGTGCGGGCGATGTTGCCCGCCAGATACGAGACGGCCGTCATCGCATCGGTGTCATAGACTACCATGTCGGTGCGGTTGAACGCGTTGAGCGCTTGGGCAAAGGGGCCGATAGAAATTGTTTTGCGATTGGTGGTATTCATTACCCACGCGGGCTGACCGTCGGTGTTGAAGAACAGCCTGATCTGCGGCCGCACGGCAACCGTCGAGGTGTTGGTGGTCTTGAATACGCGCGTGGTCGGCACGGTGTTTCCGGTATTCGATGCAGCACCGACATATATGGTGCCGTTTTGGCCCTCAATGGCGACATAGGTCATTTCACTGGCTGTCGGTGCAACCATGGCGTCACCGACTGGCACAAACCCGGAGCCGTTGAGCACGGTGCCGTTCCAAATCTGCAACACCGATCGAGCAAATGTGGCGGAAAATTCCCCCGAGATACAGATACCACCGCGAATTGTCTGCAGCGCTCGGACCTCGCCCACCTGAGTGGTACCTGCATACGATGGCCACGTCTTGAGAATGCCCTGTGAGTAATATGCCAACGCATTGGCGTACGCGGTCGTGCCGCCTGTGCTGATGTTAATGATGGTAGTCCAAATCCCGCCAATGACGATTGTGCCGTCAGCGTCGACGAGCAGATCGTAGATTGACGGCGTACCACCGCCTGACTGCAGCCCGTATCCGAGATTTGCTGTTGTGCCTGTTCCGTTGCTAATTTTTGCCAAGCCCCAGCACGTGACAGCGCCGCCTTGAGTCGTCTGATACGCACCACCGACATAGTACGCATCTTCAGTGGGATGCCACACGAGGGAATTGACGACCGACGAAAACCCCGCACCAGTGCCGATTGCGTCCCATGCGCTGGCGGTCGTCGAGCTGCGTGCAATGCGATACCGATTGGCGCCGCCAATCGTTGTGAATTGGCCGCCGATGACGACGCGGTAGGGATACCCGGCGCCGGTGGTAGCTTCGATAATGGGGCGGATGGTCACGCGATTGACAGTCGCACTAACTGCGCCACCAAAACTCACCCACGTTGTCCCGTTGTAGTACGCCACGTATGCAGTGCCAGCGACGCCACCAGCGGATGTGAACTGACCGCCAATCCATACATGCCCATTGGGTGCAATATTGATATCAAAAACGTAGGAATTGACGCCGGTCACACCACCGACAATGATAGGGCTGACAGTGTTGGTGATAGGGTCATACGTGGCAATGTTGTTGAGTGTCGTGCCTGTCATCGTGTCTAAGAAATTGCCACCCAGCCATACAGTGCCGGACCGGTCAACAGCAAACGCGTAAATGTCGCCGCTGATTCCTGCGCCCAGTTTTTGGATGAGATACGGCGTAGCACTTCCAACGACATCATCACGGCCGAAGCTAGAAAATATTCCGCCAAACCCACCGCCGATGTCCTCCTGGCGTGGGGCCGTCATCGCCACCGACTCGTCGTGTCCGTAAAAATACGGATCATACATGTCGAGCGTAATCTGCACGTCGGCGGTCATCGTGTCGACGACCGCGACGTTGAGCCCGCCAGCGAATGCGGCGTGGTGTGTGAGTGGCACGCCGATGCGCTCGCGGCTGTCAAGGTGCTGAAATTCGAACCGACGCACCAGGCGCAGACTTGAGACGTCGCGCGAAAAAAATGCGTTGAGTTTCGACATCTTGCGCGCGAAATCCTGCGCGTCGATGCCGTTGACGCGGCCCACATAGGTGATGGTGCGCGTGGGGTTAATCACGTTGGTGAGCTGGGCGCCGTCGGCGGTGTTGAACACCACCGTCTGATTCTGTGGCTGGGTCATCGCCGCTTCGTACACGCCCACAATGGTGAGCCCGGCGATGTCTTGCAGATTGTAAATGCGGCCGCCGTGGGTCGTCTGCTGATTGCGATACGACAGCGATCGATGCGGATATCCCGCCCACGAGTACTCCGCCTGGCTGGCGCCGTATCGGTAGTAGCCAGTGGTCGACCCGTCAAAATACGTCGTTGCCCCGAGTGCCGTGCTGATACCCAGTACCGGGTCGATGATGGGCACCAGCTCGACCTGCACCGCGTCGATGTACGCGTCTCCGCCCTTGTACGACCCCGAGCCGTCAAGGCTCTTGTCGATACTGACGATGAACGCCGTGGTCGTCGGGATCCACATCATCTGCACGCGCTGCCACTGGCCCTCGGCAATGGTGAACGGTGACGACGCGATGACGACATCGCCCGTGGTGCGAATCGTCGCAGTCCACGCACGCGCGCCACTGCCAGTCACGCCGCGGATATAGAAAGAAAACGCCACGCGGGTGTTGGCAATCGACGGGATAGACACCGAGGTGTAGCGGAGTCGGGCAAAGGGGCTGCTGATGGTCTGTGTCTTAACCGCGCTCGCCCCGCTCCACGCCTGCTCGCCGGTGACAATGTACGATGGGATGCTGACGACAGCGCCCGACTCCTTGACGACCTGCCACTTGGACAGCGCCGGCAGGATCGCCTCGTCGTACAGCTCGAAAGATGGCGAGTCAATAAAATTTGTGGACTCTTGGGGCACGACAATCGACAACGCCCCCGAGCATTCATTGTAATACCCGGGTTTTGCCGTACTGGGTAGCTGGCGGATGTCGGTCGTCATACGGTGCTCCTATCGATGTCGAATGACTGTGCGATGAGTGTGGGCGAGGCGGTCGTCGTGATGCCCAGATTGTAGGTGTTGCTGGTGTTGCCGTAGTTGTTGGTCGTCGAGACGCTGGCGGCCTCGTATGCCGTGGCACTGGCGGCGACCATACTGCGTTGGATGCCCGGGATACCATCGGAGATACCAAGCGCCACGCCGCTCGACATCTGGCGCCCGATTTTTTGGCGCATGAGCTTGGACGGCGACTCGATGCCCAGCCAGTCCTTGGCCGACTCATAGGCGCCTTTGACCGCGTCAACGGCCGCGTCCTTCAGCTTGCCCGCGCCGTCGGTGATGCCCTTGACGATACCCGCAATAATGTTGCTGCCGATGGTTTTAAAGTCATCGACCAGCCCCTCAAGGTAGCTTTTCACTTTGTCAAAAGCGGTAGTGACAATGCTCTTGATGGTGCTGGTCATTGTCTCCCACGCTGTTTTTACGGTGTCGAATGCCCCCGCGAAATCGCCATTCAGCAGCTGAGTGAATGCCGTAATCACGCCGGTAATGTAGGCCATAGCCGCCGTGAAAATCTGCTGAAAGACAGACACGACCTCCGACACATACGGCCAGATGATGATGAACAGATCATAGAGGCGCTGGGCCGCCACGATAACGAGCTCGATTGCCGCCGTCGCCAGATCGCGCAAGCCAATCAGTGCCGACTGCACGCCGGGCGAGTAAAACCCCTCGACAAGTGCAGTTCCAATCTGGATAAGTACCGGCTGGAGCAGCCCCCACGCCGTCATTAGCTGCTCGAAAATCGGCGCGAAAAACGCCGCGACACTGGCAAGCGCCGACTGTATTGCCGGCCCGCTACCGACAAGCGCCTGCACAAACCCCGCAATTGGTGCAGGATCAACGCTGGATATAAATCCAGCTACCTGACCAACAAGGTCAGCGAATACCGGAATCAATGGCTGGATGGCAATCATCAGCTGCATCAGCAGCGGCATGATTGCTTCGCCCATGGTCTGCTTGACGTCGTTGAATTTTTCCTGCAGCACCGCCTGCTGGCCAGCAAATGTGTTGACTGCTGCGGCCGCTGATCCGCCGAATTGCGTCTCAAGCTCGCCGAGCATAATCTTCTGGGCGCCCATGATATCGCCCGCCTCAACCATGCCCTTAATCATGGCTTCTTGGTCTGCAGTGAATTGAACGCCGGAACGACTGAGGGCGGCCAAGCCGGCGATAGGATCGTTGAGGGCTTTGCCTACTTGCATGGCGGAAGAATTCAAATCCGTCCCCATGGCCTGCGACATATTGGTGATGGCCAGCGTGGCGTCGGCGAAGACATCTTCTTTGATGTTGGTGAAAGTCGCCAACACATTTTGCGCACCCAAAATAGCGTCATCACTGAAAATCGACATGCCCGACGTGGCCGATAGGTTGCCCGCCAGTGTCGCCATCTCTTGAGCCGTGACGCCAGCAGCACCGCCGGTCGACTCGATGACCGCCTGCGTCTGGGCAAATACGGAGTTCCACTGGCTTGCCTCTTCGACGGACCCGCCGACAAAATCAGCGACGGCACCGAGGGCATCCTTGCCAAGGCTCAGACCAAACTCGAGCGCCTTTGCGCCGATTTCGCGCAGGGCACCCGTGGCGATTTCCTGCAACGACGAGAACCCGCCTTCGGAATTTTTCGCCGACTCGCCTATCTTGCCGACGCTGTCGGCGGCGTTGTTGGCATCCGTGCTCAAATTCTGCGCACCGCCGGCCATGGTGTCGAGTGCGCTTGCATCTGGAGGCGTTGCCTCTGATAGCGTATTCAGCGCCTCCGCCGCGGTCGTGACGCTGGATGTGACCGTGGCGGACGTCTCGGTGATGGTATTCAGATTGGACAGCCACTCGGAGAATCCCTCCGAGACAAACTGTAGACCGACGGTGCTGGTATTACTCACGGCTTGCTCTTCCTACGCTGCGCTTTTGCCTGCTCGACCGACTCGAGATACTGCAGCTCGTTGTGTATCTCATAATGCGCAATCACGCCGGCCTGGTCCTCGGCGCTCAGGCGCTCAAACTGGGTCCAGGTGTACCCGGCCCAGCGTGCGGCCTCACGGTGATGGTACGACGCGCTGTACATCACTCGCCCCTTCGGGCGCTTGTACGACTCGATCGGCCGGCCCTTGTACCGGACGGCGAAATAACGTCCGGTGGAACGTCACCTGCGCCTCCGATGGTGCCGAGCGGCCAAACACCTCCCACAGCAGGGTCATATAATCCTCGTGCGTGGGCGCCACAATGTATTTCACCCAGAAAACCCGGTCATTGGCCGGGAGATTGTCGACAAATAGCCCGTATGACTCGCGCATCTGGGCGATGGTTGCGCGGTCGTCGTCAGTCATCTCGTGCACGATGCCGACGCTGGCGATGAGCTCAATTGCAAGGCGGTCAACCTCGACGGCGACCGCCTTTTTCCACTCGATCATCTGCGCCAGGTAGTCGGCATCGGTCGGGTCGGGGATGTGCTCGTAATGGTCGGGACCCGTCTGCACCGTGCGCACGGGTGGCGTCGGTTTGGCGTCAGCCAGCAGCGCCTCGCCCTTGGCGTTGATTTTCTGGATGACCTCGAATGGAGTGCGCCTGATACGGATCTCGACGCCTGACATCGGCATCGTGACGGTTGCAAGAGTGGCCATAGTACCTCATATCGTTTATATATCAGTCGCTTCTGGGGCGCGCACGGCAGGGGCGAAGCGTACCCTCTTCGGAGTGGGGTCCTAGCCGTGCGCGGACTATCAGATGATAGTCGGGGAAGCCGTGAGCAGAATGCCGTCGGTGCCGCCGGTTGCCAGCCCACACACCGTGAGGTAGTTGGCTGCCACTTGCGCGTCTACCGTGGTCGGGACTGCAATCTTGGAGATGCTCTGGAAAACCGGCCAATTCATGATGCGGGCCGAGCCGGCGGTGTTATCCGTCCAGCTGTTGCCGCCGTCAAGCGTGGTGACCAGGTAGGCGACACTCGACGCCGCCCGTGCAATCCAGATCACCTCACGCGTGGCGATAGCGATGTCCGCAATCGCGCCGACATTAGCGCCGGGGAATGACAATGCCGTCCACGTCACGCCACGGTCGGTCGATCTGTAGACATTGCCAGCCACAGTACCAGCCAGCCAGAACCCCGCGCCATCGACTGCCAGCGCGCGGATGTTGGATGCAGCCGGCGCGCTTGCCGTGATGAACGTCTGCCCGGCGTTGGTGCTGTAGCGCACCTCGCCGCTGTTGCCGGCCGCAACAATGGTGTTCTCATCGCCCGAGATGACAAACAGGTTCGTGCCGCCCGTGTCGATCGCAACGGCCGGCGACAAAATCGACGTCGTGCGATAGATGGTGGTTGAATTGACGAAGTAGATCGCGCGCGGCGACGCCACGAGCACGTCCTGGAATGCAACCGGCTGGGTGATGCTCGACCAAGTGGTCGGTGCGCCCGTCTGGCTGTTCAGCAGGGTGTAGTGCATCGTCACTGCATCGGTGCCAACGAATAAGATATTGCCGGCAATGCCGATATATCGCGGTTCCGCCGTCGAGCCGATGCCGGTGATGCTGGCGGTCGTCCACGTGCTGCCACCGTCGAGGGTGTACAACAGCTGGCCCGGGGCTGCCGGCGAACCGACATTTGAGCGCGTCAGCACGTAAATGAACTTGCTGCCGTCGTTGCTGTTTCCGCAATCGGCACACTGCACATCCGTGCCGTACACCGCATCAATGGCGCCGACCACGATGCTACTCGCGGCCTCTTCACCGAAACTCAACGCGCCGACGGGGTAAATCGCGTTGGCCATTGCCTCGGCGGTGTCGTTGAGCGGGTCGTCGGTGTCGCGCGTGGTCCGTGCGCCCAAGTCAATATTGCCGGAGAATTTACAGCCCGAGTAGATAAGCCCGTAGCTGTCCCACCCACTGTAGAGGTCCGACATATCGCCACAGCGGCCGTGGAATTCGTACAAATTGAACTCACACTTGGGTGCCATGAGCTGCTGCGGGATGCCGCCCCATTTTTCGTTGAATTCCAACGACACGGTCGGGAGTTCCGGCACACCAATCGAGCGACCCACCAGCTTGTACCGACCCGGCCGCCGAGGATCCGGCGCGAAAATCGGGTCAATGCTGCCGTTGGTCGGGATGGTGGCACCGGAGATGTAGTGATACTGAGTGTCTAAGCCGAAAAAATACGCGGGCGTCCCGGGGCCGCCGGGCTGGTAGAACGTCCGCGTAGATTGCTGCTTAATCAGCTCATTCGAATCAAGGGGATTCGCCATGATGCCTCCTACGCCAAAATACCTTGAGTAATCTGGGCGTTCTGTATCGCTCGCCATGCGTACAGGTGCCCACGTCGGACTCCGATGGGATTGGTCGCATCCATCGACAGGGCGAAGCTCTCGTCTCGCGCCTGGCGTGTCGCGTCAATTTGCCATTCGGCGACCATCTTTTGTGCCTGCGCACATGCACACAGCGGGCGTGCCAGCTCCGCAGCGGCGAGGCGCGCAATCACAACGTCCAGTGACGGGTCATCGACGCCGGCCTGATAGCGGAAAAGCACGCGGTCAGGCGGTCGGCATTCGGTGAATCCCGCGAGACCGGTCCACGTCTCGGTGGTCGCATCGTAGACAGACTCGCCCACATACACCAGACCTTGCCGCGAATCGCGGATGTTGCCTCGAGCAATTGCATACGCGAGGGCGGACGGGTCTTTGGTCGGCTGCTGGAATGTCCACGGAAGCGCCCACGCGGGATAGGGCGCGGTCTCCCATATGAGTACGGCCTGCGCCGTGTCAATGGTGGTGCCATCAGGATCACACCAGCGTCGGGCAACGTTAATCTGGTGTGGGAAAGGGCTATTAGCGGTCGGTGGCAGAATCGACGGGTCAAGGGGTGCCACAATGGCGCGCGTGGCCAGAATCGGCCGAATCAACGTCGGCGTATTGATGACCACATAGCAGGTATTTCCCTGCCAGTGCATCGACCGCGGGTGAATCTCGTACTCGGTGTCGGTGTACACCACGTCGGCATCGAGGAATGTCAGTTTGATTTCGTCGAGCGAGTTCCATTTGGGATTGTGCACCGTCACCGTCGCCGTCTCATACAACCCGTCACCGTCCTCGTCAGTGTAGGCAACGTGGTGCGCGCCATGGTCGTCGATGTGCTCGTATCCGAGTGCATGGATGTATCCCTCGGGCAGTTGGTGCCCGAGAAACCGGTTGCGAAAATTGCTTGACACGTAGCGGGTCAATCGATAGTCGCCCATCTCTGGCCAGCGGAGCGTGGCGGTCTTGAATTTCTTGCGCGGTTCATAGTGTGCGTACTGACTGTAGAGTGCCTCGGCGCGCTCGATGGCAAGCCGGATATCTGCACGCCCGACGCGATCGGCCGCCTGCCATGCCGACTCGTACACCACGGCGTTGCACTGGCTGCTGATGGGGATGAGCTGATTGGCCAGCTGCCAGCTGTGCCACGGGTGCAGGCCCATCATCTGTACCCACCGGTCGAGCGTCACCATACTCAGCTCCTATTGCGCCAATCCACGATGAGGCGAACGACGCCCGCCACTGCGAACAGCCGCCAATCACCGGTCACTAGTACCAGTATACCGGTCAGCCACCACGAAATACAGATGGCACACGAGATGCCCGTGAAAACCCATTGCGGCATGTGCTCATACACCCACGAGCGCAGATGCACGAACACCTCGAACGGGCCGTCCATGTCGGCGATGTCTGACGCCACGCGGTACACGATGAGCGACCAGATGACAATGCTGATAATTATCTCCATAGGTTACGCTTTCGCTCGTGATACGTCATCCGGTCGCGGGCGAACTGCTCGGCACCGTCGTCATACGTCGGGTCGTAGTGCGCCCCTGCAATGTGCGGGTGATCGTGAAAGAGAATCGCCCAGGGTGATTTTACGTACGCACGGTCATCGGTGGCGCGCTCGATCAGCTCGGTGTCGCCGAAATTGTGCGTGTACCAGACTGGCCAGCCGCCGTACTGCAGCAGTCGGCGCTTACTGATGAGGAAGTGCGCCGAGTGTGGTTGTGTGCGCCCTGGCAGTGGTGAGTACCCGTCGCCGTTGAACCCCACAATGGGGTCGCCGCCGTGCCGGTCGTACTCGTGCACCACGTGCTGCAGATAGTGCACTGCTGGCAGCACGTCGCTGCCGACGCCCACCAGCAACGCCTCGACGGGCTCGGCCTGCGTAGCTGCAGCAAGCGCCGACCAGTAGGTCATACGCTCGCTGGCACCCATCAGGGCATTTACCCCCGGTATCGTCGCCATTTCGGCGAGGGTCTCGCGCTCATCTGTGCCACCGATGGCGACAAATCTCGCGTAAAATTGGTCGCCGCCATTGCCCGACAGATGCACAAGACGACGCATGGCCGCCACTGCCTGCTCTCGGCGCTTATAGACTGGCATGACCACGACGACCTGATACATGATCAGCTCGACGCGGTTTTCGTGCGGGTCCGGGTGGTGGTCGTCGCGGTGGTCGTGGTTGCCGTCGGCTCACTCTCGACCGTGGCCGTCACGTCGACCGGAGGCGGCACTGCCACGACCGGCTCGGGAGCGGACACCGGTGCCGGGGTGGGCATCACGCGCACCAGCTCATAGGCCATCATCAGGAAATCCACATCCTCGGGCGGCACGATGACGTAGCGCACCGTGGCATTGCGGCCGATGCGATACTGGCGACCCGTACCCGGGACTTTGGCGATGAACGTGCCGGAGCTGGGGCCGACGTACTCAAGGGTGACCATACCGGCGTCGGTGGGGACGGGTGCGCCCAGCGGTGCGACTGCAGCCAGTGCAGCAGCACGGGGCGACGATGGGGCGCCGCAGCATTTAGACATGGGGATATCTCCTCGCTCTGTGCGATAGGGTGCCGTCACGCGATCCATGAGTGCGCGACCGGCGGCGACGTCGTCAAAGTGGTTAATGCTCAGATGATCTCGATATACAAAAATCGGGCCGCGGACGTAGTGCCCACACTGGCCAGCCATGGCGAGACGTAGGTACAGCGTCCAATCCTCCCACCCGGGCGCCTGCTCATCGAACCCACCCACCAGGCGCACGGCATCGGTAGGGATGAGTGCGGTGATGGTGTGGATGTTGAATTCGGCGTATTTCTCTTGGCTGTAATCCATCGGGCGCATGTGCTGGCCCGATGTGGTGTACATGCTGGAGTAGGTGTAGATTTTGTCGTGCAGCAGATGCCCACGGAGCAGAATCTCAAGACCCTGCGGGAGTAGGTAGTCGTCTGCATCCAGACACACAATGAAAACACCCTCGGCTGCAGCGATACCGGCGTTGCGCGCCATGGCGGCGCGGTTGCCCTTCTGTTCGCCCTTGGGGATGCCGCGGTTCGGGCTGTCGATGACGCGGATACGCGGGTCGGCGTATGGGCCGATCTGCTCGGGGCAATCGTTGATGACAATCGCCTCCCATGCTGGCATCGTCTGCCAGACACAGGAGGCAAGCGCCACCCCGACATGCTCGGCGTGCCGACCACCGACGGGGATGATGATAGATACGGTTGGTGCCATGAGTGCCGGGGCTGCGCTCCAGCCCCGGCCCCCCTTTCACTTACGCTGCGACCGGTGCGCCGAAGGTCTGACCGGCGAACGAGGTGCCGCCACCATTCACGAAGAACGAAGTGCCAGGCTCCCACGAGCGTTCGTGCTGGTACACGTTGTAGGCGATGTTGTCGATACGAGCGGCCAAGAACGGCGTGCGTACGACGATTCGCTTGCTGGTGCGCATCATGATCTGACGGCAGAAGCCCGTCGGCGCCATGAGCACCATTGCGAATCGGCCGTCACCTGACGTCTTGTAGATCTGGTCCGGGGCAATGTCGCCGAGTGCCGACGACATACCGAACGGCCCGCGGTAGTTGAAGTACTCCATGTACGTCAGCTGGCCGTTGGTGTCCGAGAATTTCCCGGGTGCCGACAACGGGAGCAGGTAGGCGTCCGACTGGAAATTGCCGTTGCCGACGTTGAGCTCTTCCATGGTCTCATCGATGATGACCGGGATCTGCATCCCGTCGATGAGCAGGTAGCGACCGGCGCGCATGTCGTCGCGCATTGCCACCTGTGCGCCAGCATCGACGAAACCGGTGGCGCTTGAGCCAGCCGGAGCCGCGGTGTAGCAGCGGAAAGTGTAGTAGGCGCACGGCCAGATGTCGGTCAAACTGAGGAATGCCTGATAGCGCATCACCCAGGCGAAATCGACGCGGCCAAAATTCAGACGGCTTGCCAGGTACAAGCGGTCGCGAGTCGCCTCGACGAACCACCGCACGATCTTGGCGACATTGTTCTGGGCGATGTCGCCGCCGAAGTCCATCACCAGCGAGTCAGCCGCTGCACAGGCGATGCCGGTGTTGACGTCTTTGTAGCCGGTATTGACAATCTTGTTGAGCCCGTAGAACTCCACGTACCCGCCGGTGTTGCCTGCGGTGTTGACGGGGTTGCCAGTCCAGACCTGGGCCGCGTAGCGACGGGTAAAGTCGTTGGCCAGTTCGACGGTCAGCTTGGCGACAATCGAGCGGAACAATTCCTCGGGAGACTGCGGCACGATGGCGTTGGCGACGTCGGTCGCAAAGGGGTTGTTGATGAGCTGCAAACCGACGGGGCTGCCGCTGTTGATGAGCTGCCCGCTCTTGTCCACCTGGATGGGCTGGGACTTAAGGGTGAACTCGCCGAACGGCCACGACTGATAGCACATCTTGAGGTTGCCAGCGGTCGGGACATTCTCGTCACACCCGCTGGTCGGCTCGGTGCCGGTGCTGGCGGTCTGGCCAGTGATGATACCGAAAACGGGGTTAGTGTACATCGACGTGCGCACGTGGCCGGCCTGCTCGAGGAAGCCCTCGATACCAGTCGGGGGAATGTACGTGCTGGTGATGTTGGGATTGGTGCCGGGGATGTTGAAAAGCCCACCAGGACCGGTCGGGCCGATGCCGGGGTTTGAACCCGATGCCTTGACCCGAACCGCGGCCAGTACGGCCTCGAGCTCCTGCGGGGTCAGCTGTGCCTGAGTCATCTGTGCCTCCTACCTATGAAAACCACATATTGCGTGCGCCCTGCTCGGCCGGACTCAACCCATTCGAGGCGCTTTTCTGCCCGATGAGATTGTCCAGTGCCATGCTGGGTGCGTATCCGGTGCCGCTCGCCTCGAGCGCCTTGAGGCGCGTCTGGATTTCCTCCACCGCCTTGAGCATCCCGGTGGCGAACTCGGTCTGCTGGTCGGTGAATGACTTGAGCGACTTGGCCAGATCGTCGTTGGCGGACTTGACGCGCGAGTACCCGCGCGACTTCATCTCCTCGTCGATGGCTTGGACCTTGGTGTTGATTGAGTCCAGCTGAGCCATGAGGCGCTCGGCGATCATGTCGGCGACTTGCCCGAGCTGCTCGGGAGTCATACCAACTGCCACCTCGACCTCGGTCTCGGCTTCCTCGGGTTCTTCGACGTCTTCGCCGTCGGCTGCCTCGTCGATCGGGTCGGCCTTTTTCTCGGGCTCAGTCGTCGGAGCAACCGGTGCAGCCGGTTCACCTGGCGCTGCCACTTTCGCGGCCGCGGCCTTCTCGGTGCTGTTGGTGAAGTCGCTGAGCAGTGAGCGGATCATGTCGCTCATCTCAGCGTCACCGCCCAGGCTCTTAAACGCAATTCCCGACGCCGCAGCGGACTTTTCACGGCCCGCGAGTTGCGTCAAAAATTCGTTTGCAGCCGAGGCACCCACGAGGCGCACGAGTGCGTCCCGCTTCTCTCCTGTGAGCATGCTACCCTCCCATTCCGAATGTTGTTTGTGGATTTGCGGCGCGACCATCTGGCACAATGGAGCGCTCGAAAATCCTGATGCTGGAAAATACGCCATTTTTGGGCTCATCCAAAGGATGCAGAAAACCGATAGACATTTGATATCTGCCGGCCTTCAGCGCCTGCTGCATGTGTTGCCCAATCTCGGCGTCGGGGATGAGCCCGGACTCAATGAGCCACTTTCCATCATCGGTGAGTGCCTGATAGTCAGTGGTGCCGACGTCAAGACCAGGCACGTGCCAGAAGCGCAAAGGCCCCAGGTCGTGCGGGTCGGCAGTTTCAACCGCGCTTTTCAGTGCCGTCGTGCTGACGATTTCCAGGTCTCGGTCTCGGTACGCGGTCGAGCTGATGGCAAGCCACCGATACCCGCGCGCGCTCTTGAATACTGCTATCATGGCACCCCTCTCATCGAGAGTAAACTACTGGCGGATGCTACGCAACTGCCAGGCGAGTTTTTGATGGTAATCGAGCCGATCCTGCAGGAAATTCTGCACGCCTGGCTCGCCGATTTCGCCCGCGACCATCACGGCCGTCTTGAAAATACCCACCAGTCGGGCGTTTTCCTCGTCGAAAATCGTGAGCATGGTACCGAAATCCGACTCTTCAGTCAGGCGCTCGGGGTTGGCATCGATGGCGAGGAAATCGGCCAGACTGGCCGGTGCTTTCGCATCCAGTGCCCGGATGTGCTCGGCGATGGGATCGACTGCGCCGTGCAGCTCTTCGTACAGGCCGCCAAAATACTCGTGGTATGGGGCGAACTGGATACCGACCAGGTTCCAGTGAATAACGTGCGCCTTGAAATACAGGGCGAACGTCGCGCTCAGCGTGAGCTTGAGTGCGTCGACAAGCGGCATAACCTCAGGCGCCGCCTTCATTTTGGTCACTGCTGCGATTTTCCGCAGCGCCTCCAGCGTACTCATGAGTCTCTCCTATCTGACTGCTGCATCTATCGCACGCTGCACCGTTTCCGGTAGCAGGCTCTGCCATTTGGCCGCCGCGGTCGGGATCCACAGACGCGGGGCGGTGCCGGGGTGCCACACACGACGCCGAAAGACAATCGGGCCGCGAGCGCCTCCTTTGAAACTAGTGAGCTGGCCGGGCGCGGTTTTGGCTTTGTACGACCCAGGCCCGCCCCACTGAAACCGCAACAGCCCGCTTTTGTTGGTGGGCTTTGGCATGATGGCGTGTGGACGCGTGCCCGCCTCGAGCATCAGCCAGATGGGGTCTGTGGTCGTGATAATCTGGTCAATCTCGCGCACGGGCTTGTTGAAAAACTGGACTCTGTGCTTCCACGTGTTGGTGGTTGCGCCAAAATCCGCCGCCGCCGCCTTGGCCTGCATGGTGATGGTGTTGCGGATGGCCGTCTCGAGTTTTTTTGCATCGACCGCGAGACGCTTGGGCAGGATGACGCGCACACTCATAGCAGCACCCCGCCACGGATGGCGACCGGCGACCACATGCGCTCGCGTGCGATGCACGTCTGGCAGCTATCGTCGGCGTGTCGCTCCCAGTAGGCGTCATAGTCGCCCGCCTCGGCGTCAATGGTCTCCACTCGCCAGAGGCATTTGCAATTGCTCATGCAGATGGTGCCCTCGGCTGGCATGGCTGGCAGTGGCAGAAACCCCGCGGCCGCCGTCTCGTAACTGGAGCGCACGGCGCTGGCGTACATGTTGGCCCGTGCTGCCGAAGTGCGGTCAAATTCCTCATCAGTGACGACCGTCGCGGCGAATTGGTCGAGGTATTGCACCTGGGTGACGACGATTGCCTTGACCTGCGCCTGCTCGGTGGGTGTCAGTGGTCGCCCCTCGGCACCTGCCAGCGCTGCAGCGTAGTGGTGCTGCATGATGGCATTGGTCATGCCCTGGCGCCACTCATTGACCTGATTGTCAGAGAGTGGCAGCCCGTCCTCGAAATTGATTGAGTCTGGCCCGATAGGCTTGACCAATCCGCGGATGGTTTTGAGGAATGACTCGATGAGTGCTTGGATGCGCTTCTGTCGCTTAGTCATTGAGTACCCGTCGGGCGAGGCGCTCGGCACTGGGGAGATTCTCCAGCAGCAGCGCGTCGAATTCGTCGTCGCTCATCGGTGGGATTGTCGGCGGTTTATTGACCCACGTCTCGGAGTTGAGATACTGGGGTTTGAGGGCCTTGAGTGACTCAGCGCTTTCGACCAATCTGCGCAGGGTCTTGCGCATCTCGACGTTGGGCTCGACGTCCAGCGTCTGGCCGTTGATGGTGGGGATTTCGGCCGCGGCCGCCTGCTGGTTCTGCTGTGCCTCGGCGACCTGTGCGCCCGACAGGATTGAGTCATTGTCCTCGACGACGCCGCCGGCGGTGCCGTCGGTCTGCAGAAACTCACGCGGCATGTACCCGTCGTCGACGAGAACGTTGAGCGCCTGCTCAGGCGTAAGGATAGCGGACCCAACGAGCGTCTGCAGCGCCGTGCTCATCGAGGCGAGCGCTTGCGCCTTTTCCTGCTTGTCTTTGGTATCGGCGCGGGCGAAGCTAAAAGTCGTGGCCGTCGGGAATACGCGGTGGGTGATTTCGTGCTCGAATGCCTTTCGCCACGCCGCCAGCCCGCGACCGTCGGCAGACTCTGCCAGCACTGTCGACTGGGTGCCCGTGCCCAGACCCTGACCACTCAGTGGCTGGATATCCTGCACCGGCACACCGAGGGCGTTGGCATATCGCAGGTAAGCGTCTTTGCGCTCCTCGGCAGCGGAAAACCCGTCGGGGATTTCGGCGAGGGGGATGGTCACGACGCTGGGCGGTTCAGACTTCAGCATGGGGATGATGGTGCTGCCCTTGTAGACAACAAACCCCTTGCCCTTATTCGCCTCGCCCGACGACGCCAATGCACCGCCCAGCTGATCGGCAGTGATGCCGTTGACGATGTGGATGGCGAGATTGCGCGACCCGCTGACTTTCTCGCGCACGTACGTCTCGATGGCCACCATTTTGAGGATAGTCTCGAATGCGCGCCGGGCTGCCGAGATGCCATACCCGCGCATCTCGAGCTTGGGGCTGGTCATATCGCTCATCGAGATGACGTCATCGGCGCGCATCAGGTGGTAGCCACTCTGACGGTCCATGTACACCACCGGCCGCTCGGGGTCACCCGTGCGGAAGCACCGCATCGAGTCGAGGTGGCGCAGGCCGATGACTTTGGAGCCCGCCGCCGACGACTGGCGGACAATCTCGATGAACGCCCCATTGTCGGTCGTCAGGTAGTCGCGCAGATGACGCGCGAGACCCGTCTCGTATAAGCCGTCAAACGTCAGCATAAGCTGCTGGGCCTGCTTGGTGCGCAGTGCCGAGTCCGTGCCGTCTTTGATGGTGAATCCCAGTGCGACCTGCTTAGAGATGGCGGCGTTGACCGCGCTCGACCACATATTCTCCAGCAGCGGGGTTTCGCTCAAGATGAAATCGGCGTTTTTGCTGCCGTACATTGGCAGCCCGGTTGCGCCCTTGACGCCCTCAAGCAACCCCGACGAGAAATAGCTCGACCACGCCGTCGGTCCCAAAAACACACTGACCGCCGACGCATCGGTCGCGGTGATCGCGTCGCCCTCGGTCACTGATTGCTTCTGGACATCCTCGAGTGTGGCCATGCTGTGCGCTCCATCTGTCGTTATGTATCAGCGTACCATGCAGCACGCCGAGATGCTATATAGCAGCCTAGTAGAGATTCAGCGACAGCGCACGCGAGCACGCCATCGACAGCGCCACGGCCGCGTCGATTTTGAGGTGTGCCGAACGCTTGACCAGGCGCAGCTTGTGCCCCGTCTCATCCATCCGGCTGTCGGCGTTGCTCAAGTGCTCGCGGAGCGTGTGGTGTGTACCGTCGTGGCTGATGCGGCGCTGGATAAACAGCGCACGCAAGCCGGCGTCTGCCTCGAGTCTGTCGTTGCCCTGATTGAACGGCTCAATCCACACGGAGTCTGCCAAGCGCTGGCTGAAATAATGCATCTGGTAGGGGTCGTAGCACACCTGCACAACATTGTACGCCGCGATGATGGCGCGTATCTCAACCTCGATTGCCGTAAAATCGAGCGGCTCGCCTCCCGGCACCCACATGCGCGAGATGCGCACGACGAGATGCTCGGGGTCGTCTGGGTGACGGGTCACGCCGACCAGGGCGAATGTGTCGCCGGTCAGCGCGGCGTCGAGGGCGATCACCATCGGCTGTGATGGCGTGAGCGCGGGAATATCGACCCGACACGCATCGTACATGGCCATCGACGGCAGGAAGCTTTCTGGGCCATCGTCCCGCACCCACTCGCCCATGTACAAACGAGCGTATCGGGGACCCGTCAGCGCCTGCAGCTTGGATATCGTGCGGATACCCTGCGCTGTCCAGTCGGTGCCGTCGTGCAAACTGGGGTTGTCGATGTGGCGCGAGTACAGCAGCGTCAGCGATCCGGCCGCGTGGCGCTGGAGTATCCAGTGCTCGGGGTCGTCGGGGTTGCAGTCGCCAAATAGCATCGGGGTTTCGGTCTTGGCACCGCGGCCCGTCGTGCGGGTGGTGAGCGTCTCCCAGTCGTCGCTGGTCAATTCCTCGGCCTGATTGACGTACACCCCGTCGAACTCACCCGACAGCACCGAACCGCTGACGTCCAAGCCGGCGATGAAAACGGTGGTGCCGTTGGGATAGACATACAAAAACGGCCTGACGCCGCCGTATTTTTTCGGCTTCATCGGGCCCTGGACGATGACGCGCTCCCACGTGCGCAGGGCGGTCTCGTAAATCCACGCGCGGACTTTGCGCACAATGACAAAGCGCGCATTACCTACGCGCATGCACTCGCGGTGCAGACGGGTCATGCTGGCAAATGTCTTTCCCGTCTCGGCTGGTCCCGAGATAATCCACTCGGACGCCGTGATGGTCTGCGCCTCGCCAGCGGCACCACGAAATACCAAATCACCCCGCAGACGTCGACGCCGCTCCTGCTCCAGCTTCAGCCGGAGATAGAGGGCGTCACGCTCGCTCGAGGGTGGTGATGAGATTGGTGAGCTCGTCATCGGACATCCCTGCTAGCTCGTCGGGGGTCACGGAGATGCTGACCGTTTTGCTGGTCTGCTGGACATCGAGTCCAAGATATTTCGACCGGCGCTCCATGATTTTGAGCAGACTATCGACGGCGCGCGTATCGCCGCCGAGCGCGGCCTTTTCCCACAGCGACTGCGTCAGTTGATCGAGGCGCTGCAGCTCGAGCGTCACCACCTCGGCGACGGTTGCGCGTGTCTCGCTCATGTACTCCTGCAGCCGCTTGGTGATATATCGGTGGGCGGTGTTATGGCTGACGCCCAGCTCGCGGCCGATTTCGCGTACACTCATGCCCGCCTTGCGAAATTCCCACGCGCGAGCCATCAGCTCCTCGCGCTCCTCTGGTGCACCCCGCTGTTTTGCGCTTCCCTTGTGTACCATATCTATATCGTCATCCTCGGGCGACTAGCGCCCGACAACCGTGCGGATGTACGTGGCCAGGTCGACGAGGTAATCCTGCACCTCACGGATGCCGCTCGACCCCTTGCGGAATCCCTCACGGATCAGGTAGTTCACGTCCCAGATTTTCGACCAGACGATGTCCTCGACCTGCGCACGCGTCAGCATCTGCGCCTGCAGTGCCTGCACCTGGGCGCGGAGTTCGATAAGCTCGTTTTCCTGTGCGACGTCCTGCTCAAGCGACTTTTTCGCCATGGCCAGCGCCGAGTTTGCGTTGTACGACGCCTGGCTGGCGGTGTTCTGGGCGAGTGCCACTTGTGCCTTGTACGCCGCCATGGCCGTCTCGTCGATGTTGACCGTCGTGCCGCTGACGTCCGAGTCAAACGGTATATAACCAGGAATTTTTACCCAGCGCTGAATCCAATCCTTATCGGTGTAGGCAAATATCAACTGCCGATTGACAACGCCAATCGTGCCGTGCCCGCCGATATTCTCAAACAGCAGTTCGACGGTTCTGGTATTGCGCGGACAACGATAGACACGCACGCCCCACGGGGCTGATTTGTTGTTATCTCCCTGCAGCACTTGAAAAACAGCGTCGGACTTGTCCGGCTGGATGTTCATGGCGTCATTAGGATAACTGCGCCAACCCGTGCGATCCTGTACCGGCATCACCTCTGGCTTGTCGGGGAATTTCATAGCTACATCCTCTGATATTCGGCGTGTGCGTACACATCGCCGCGGTCGGCCGACACCATCACCACACACGTCAGCACCTTGAGCCCCGGTGGCGTGGCAATCAACAGCGCGCGGAGCGCGTCGGGGTCGACATTCTTGTAATACTCGCCGGGCTTCAGCTCAGGTGCGCCGTCGGCGCTGTGCGTCTGGCGTGTCGGTCCTGCACAGGTGATGAGTACCTGCGATCGACCGTGACAGAATCGGAGCATGGCCGGCACGAGCGTGGCCGGGTCGACGTGCTCGAGGACCTCAGTGCAGAGAATCGTCCGATAGGGTGCCGACAACACCGACTCGGCCGGGTTTTCGATGTCGCGAATGTCGAGCACGTAGTCCACGCCTGGGCCGGGCACGATGTCGACCCCGTGGTATGGCTGAAGATTTCCCCACAAATCTCGAGCCGAGCCGTTGATGTTGATGCTGCCAATCTCAAGGACTGGCCCGTGCCATTGCATAGCACTGCGCATGCTGGTCAGGTATGCGTACGCTTCAGTGTGCATCCTGTATCACTTTCTAGCTGAGTCGATGCTCAGCGACGAGACGCCAAAAAATATCCCATGGGAATCCATACGGATCGTATTTGCCCATGGTATCAATCCCCGCGTGGGGTGTAATCATCTGGATGGTGGGGTGCTGCTTGAGCCAGGTCGCGACCTGCTCGGCGCATGAGTCCACTTGCTCGTGGGTGTAGGGGTCGGGGGTGTTTTTTGACCCGCGGTTGCACAATTCGATACCAAGGCTCACGTCGTTGGGATGGCCGAGGCTGCCGACCTTGGAGTATCCCACATGGTAGGCGACGGTTTCGTCGGGCACCATGCGCGTGCGGTGCCCGGCCTTGTCGATGACGACGTGGATTGAGACGCCCGCGGCATTTTGGCGCAAGTATTTGATGTCGTTTTCGCACGACGACTGACCGCCGGTGTGGTGGAGCACAATCACCTGGATAGGCCGCGTGCGCGGTCCGCCGGTGCTCATGGATGGGACGGATGACACGGTGTATCGGCTCATGCTATACCCTCTTCTGCAGCTCGGTCACGCCGACGGATGCACCAGCGGCGAGGATGGCGGATAGGATGGACTGAGCGATCGATTGCGCCGTCACTGCGTCACCCGTGGCCGCCAGGATAAGCAGCGACACGACGACCGAGTACCCGAGTGCGGCGACTGGCCAGATCCAGCGCGGCGCCTTTGGATACCCGAGGCGTGTCATATCCACGAGCACCTTGGCAACGGTCGTGATGGCCATAGCCTGGATGATGAGTGTTTCCATCACTTCTCCCATAGTCTGATGATGTACGGCAGGGCGGTCGTGATGGCTGACGCGGCGCCGACGGCGAGCCACAAATTGCGCTCAAGTGCGTAGACCTTGGCATCGTTGGTGCGCTGATAGTCAAGGAACTGCTGCTCGAGTTTATTGGTACGCTCGGTCGATTGCAGCAACGCCAGATCAACCGTCTGGCTCAGATGCTGCAGCTTGAGCTTGAGCTCGATAAGCATCTCACGCATCTCCATCATTCCCGGTTCCATGCCGCCCCCAAATCTGTTATTTTTGCCGCTGTTTTCATCATACAGAAAAACCCCCGGATTTACGATACAACGCTCGTAATTCCGGGGGCTCTTTGCCGCTGAGACTGTTCACAGAACCTGCAGCGGCTATGGTGTGTGGTGTCGGCGGCAGTACATTACACCGACAGAGGGATTATAGCACAGGTTTAGATACTCTCTGCAGCGGGCCAGCACGAAAACGCGCGGACGGCGACGATCTGCCCCCGCTCATCACGCATGGCCGTCACCCCAGTGTCAGGCGCGACCACGCGCACCCCTCGATAGGCGTTAACCAGTTGGGCGACCAGCGTGCTCGTGATGATAACCGTTTCTGCTGCATCGTAGGCGGCGACTGGCGGCCACCCAATGATGTGCTGTGGGGCGGCGACGTGTGCCCAGATGGGGATGCCGTCAATCTCACCGTCTTGGTAGCGCTCAAACTGTGCGCGAGTGACGTGCCCGGATGTGGGGATTTCCAAAATTTGGTTATCGAGCATCACCGAAATTGTGTGGGGTGTGGTGTTGATATATCTCATCATCTCATCCTGTCATCATCGGCCCCGAGCATACCCCGGGGCCGTGCCATCGTCGGTCGTCAGACCTCCCACTCCGCCTCGACGGGTGCGCCGGCCTCGGTGATAGTCCCGCCCTGCTCGACGTACATGATCTGGGCGGCGCCGAGGCGCTGCCGCTGAATCTGCAGTTTCTCGGTAACGGACTCGAGCGCAAACCGGGCAATCTGCTCCTCGCGAATCAGCGGTTCCAGCTCGTGCAACTCGCGGAGCACCAGCTCACGCAAAACGGCCTTGCGATAGTCACTCATGGTATTACTCCTGTTCTGGGTCTGCGACGTGCTCAGTGTCGGTATTTGTGTGCTGGTTGCCCTTGCCGATGAGGTCCAGGTACAGCACGGCCAGCTGCAGCGCTGCCTCCTGAGTCTTGACGGCATGGTCGGCGATAATCATGCTCGTGTGCGTGCGTTCTGTCGTCTGTGTCGCCTCGACACACACAGCCCAGTATGCGTGCGGGACGTCCTCGTCGGGCATTGGCATGTACGGCTGGTAAATCACCACCCGCACCGGCGCCGTCGAATGCTGGTACGCCGCGTGCACGGGGTCGGGCGTCTCGCTCCGGACCGTCTCTGTCACATCCTGCCATGGTGCAATCATTTTGTATACCCCTTAATGCGCATTGACGGCTTAATCACCGACGTCTGGCGCGCTGCTGAGAGTGCCGCCGCGGTCGCAGTCTCGCCCCGAGTAATGCAATCGCGAATGATCTGGTCGACGGCCTTGACGTCGTAGCTGGAGCGCTCCGACGGTTTGGACATTTTTACCGAGTGGTGCCCGTCGTCGTACTCGCCGCCGACGACCTCGAGCAAGCGCTCGACGATGGCGCGGAGCTGGGCTTTGGTGTGCTCGTACTCGGTGATGCGGTACTCGACCTGGTCCAGGTACGGCAGCACCTGGCCGGCGAGGATTTCGGCCGCGCTCTTTGCGTCGATACCCTCCAGGTAGGTGGGTGTCTCCATCCAGATCGAGACGTCCAGATCAGGGTCGTACGTGTAGCTCATGCGTGTCTCCTATTGCTCGTATCGTCGATATGCGGGTGTGGGGTCGGGATTTATGACCGGCACGGCGAATGGGTAGCCACCCAGCACCGTCGTCACACGCCAGCGAGGGTCCTCGACCTGTGACTCGAGGGCGATATATACGCTCGACCAGCTCTGCACCGTCATGCCCTGCTCGATTCGTAGGTGTGTGTGTGAGTCGTACACCTCGACGGCATACAGCTCGCCCGTCGGGAGCTGGGGTTGTCGGACGGCCTCGCCGGTCGTCAGCTCGAGAAGCTGTGAGCCTTTGACGACCACTGCAGTCCACGATACGCAGGGCACGAGCAGGATGACCGGAGGAATGCGACCGTCGCACTCCTCCGCATAGTAGTGCAGGTAGGCAATCGCATTGCCTGTGCGTTCGATGAAGTTATGGTTTGCCATGGCTATGACCGTGCGCTCGTGCGGGCGGACGGATCGGTCTTCGGCAGCAAGCCCATCAGGTACTTGCCGTACTGGCCCAGCTCCTCATAGGTCATCTCGTCGAGCGAGAGTGCCGCCAGCTCGTGGTCGATATGGCGGCCCATGCCCACGACGCGCTCGACCATTTGGCCGATTTTCGACCGGCGCACTTCAATGTCGAATGTCTGGACGCCGGCCTGCTGCGACTGGATAAAGCGGGCGCGCTCAACCTCTTCGGCCGACGCAATCGACGCCATTTTTTTGTCGAATTCTGGCCGGCGCGAGTCGATGCCGAGAAACGCCAGCGCACGACCAATGGCCGACGTCTCGGCGTCCTCGATGGGGTTAGTTGCCTGAGCGCGTGCGCCCGTCAGATTAGTACGGAAGCTCGCCGTCGCCTGGGCGCTCATGCCACTCACAAACACCACCGTCACCCGGATGTAGCCCATGTCCTCAGCCATCATCACCGGGGCATCGACCGTGATGGACTGGAGCAGTCCCAGCTCGTGCATAGTGGCCACGCGCTCGGCGACGGACACGTATTTGGTCGGATCGTATGCAGCCATATTTCTACCTCATCTATCTAGGCGCCGGGGCAATTCCCCGGCGCAGGAACCACGTACACCTACGCCACGATGACGGGCGTGTCTGACTCGGACACGGGCGACGGTTTGCCGGATTGGTCGGTGTTCTGGAACGGATCGAGCATCGTCACCTCCAACACGGTCCCCGTGCGCCGCTCGACAGCAGTAGTCACAATCTCAAGCAGCTCAAGATCGCGACGGACGCCGCGCACCTTCATGTACTCCCAGCCACGCACCCAGGGCGGAGGCGCCTGGATATCGACCACATGCGCATACGCCCATAGCAGGGTGTACTCCTCGACACGCCAGATCAGCACGTGCTGGCCCGTCTCGTCGTGTGCCGTCCAGCCGATTTTGATGTCGGTGATTTCGCCCATCCAGTCCCGGCCCGCGGTCATCTTGACAATTTGCGTCTCTTCCATCTCGTCTCCTGTCTATGCACAAGCCCCGGCACAGCGCCGGGGCGTGAGCCCAATGTCATTATGCCCAGATCACCAGCGTCTCGACGATGTGCTGGCCACCGAGCCGGCGGTCTGCACGTGCGATGACGACGCGGTTGTCGGTCACCGTCGACGGCTGGCCCTTCAGCCCCATCTGGCGAGCGGCAATGCGGGCGATGCTCTGCAGCGCGCTCTTGATGCCAGCGCGAGCGCGAGCAGCGGTGCGAGCACCGACCTCGACGATGATGAACTCGCCGGTCAGCGTGCGGGCGGCGACGGTCTCGGTGGTGGTGGTGGTCTTGCTGGTCATTGTCGGCCTCTTTCTAAATCGTCTGTATCTCGGTCACTGGGTGTAGTATAACACAATACATTATATTGCAATAGGTATTTTTGCATCAGTTTTCAACGAGTTTTGGCAATTGCCTACAAATGCTTGAGTGTCTCGACCATATCGGCCAGCAGGGCGTTGACCTCGTCAAGCGTGCGCACAATCCGCCAGCCACGCCACGGCAGCCGATGAGGCGAGATGCCCGCGCCGGTCTCGATGTGCATCTCATATCGAGACTTAAGCCCCTGATGCACACGATACACCGACACCCAGCAGCGCCGGGTGTACTGCACGATGAATCGCCCCTCGACGTCCATCAATCCTTGGCTAATCGGTAGGTCTATCGGCTCGATCCGCACGCTCACCTCTCTGTACGCTGTGCTGCAGCATGTCGAGCATGCTGGTCAATGCCTCGAGAATGCTTGTGCGCATCTCTGTCGCCGCTGTCGGTTCCTCACCGGAGTACTTGTCGCGGTACTCTGACATGAGCGAAATTTTTTCTCGCATAGCATCGATGCGCTCCTGCATCTGCTCGCGTGCGTATCGGGTCATCGGTCATCCTCCAGCATATTCAAAGCGAATATCCCGATACAATTTCAGCAGAGACTCCAGCCGATTGCATACATCAGTTGACGTGTGACCGTCCCATGCGTACATTGCGACTGGCGTATCTGGGCATCGAAACAGATTCCAAAAGTCTCTGTGATAGTGGCTAGATATCTGCCCATCCGGCAGCATTGCGACGACGATAAACCAGTTTTCGTCGCCGAAACACCGCTCACCGTCGTGGTGGAAATACGATTTGTGCACGTCGTATAAGCCCTGCCGCGCCCACTCGTTGACAATCGCCGCATGGTATACCATGCGGAACCGGTACAGCTCATCAATCAATGCGTCTTTTTTGTCAGTCATTTGTCGTTGTCCTCCAAATCGCGCAGATTGCGCAGCTCACGCTCGAGCGCGTGCAGCGTATCCTCTAGCCTGCCAATTATCATTGTGTAGGTGAGTGCTCGGGCGGCCGATTTGCCCAGCGCGGCCTCATCGCGCCACAGGGTGACGGCGTCGATTTTGGCACGTGTGGATTTGATGTAGTACTCTATCGAGCTGCGGTCGCGCATGCTGCCTCCACTGATCGCTTGTGCAATTGGTAATGCTCAAGCTCCATCTGTATCAACGAATCTACTATCACAATGCGGTCCTCTCTGGTCAGCCGCCGCCAGTGATGCACCTCATAATATGTCGGTTCTGGAGCATCAATATTTGGGCATCCCTGCACATACATCCGCATCTTTACGCCGCTTATCGTGCAGAATGCAGATCCGTCAAATATCGCAAAATCCACCCGGCGATTGTGTCGTTGATAGCGAACTTCCAATGGCCGAATACCTGAAACGCCGACAATCTCGTATGTTCGCCAGCCGGGTCTGTCAAATAATCCAGTGATAGTGCTCACAATTTGACTCTCTCTTCTAGCAGCGTATCAAAATCTAACGTCGCAACGATATCATCTCGACCTAACCTTTTTTTCAGCCAATATCGCGCTCGATATAGCACTTGGTCTACAGATGTTGCCATAGAAAATTGAAAACTTGAAATTGCATTTTCATTTTGACTGTGCAGCGTTCGGTATATATCGCTGATATCCAGCTCATCGGTTCTGTGCAAGCACTCCAAATGATCGGGATGATAGACAAGCGCATATAAACGATTCTGTTTTTGCGTAACAAAAAACAGATGATTGAGAAATTGCGGCATCTCAATCATTGCACCCTCAGCCATGCCGCGCGCATACTTTGCCCAAAATAAATATGCGCTTTCGCTTAGCTCAATCTGATTACCCATACGCCGGCATCCCCCCATTCATGCATAAACTGCCACACTGGCCGCATCCCTGCAACTTGCCGCGCAATAGCGCCCAGCAGGCGTTTGCTTGCGCACGGAATTGCTCGCGGAGCGTCTTTAGGCTGTAGTCCAATCGTCCCATGGATTATCCCTCACTGTCATACCGCGCGACTCGAGCCAGCGCTTGCTGGGCGCTGGCAAATTTCTGACCAGTAGCCGGTGATTGCGCACGTGTGCACAAACCGACGCGTATGACGCCTGCAGATCTGCCGCGGCCTGCCTGATGGTGCGACATGCCCACCACTCTGGGTCTATCGGATACATGGCGTAGTAGCGGCCGTACTGATAGCCCAGCGCCCAGGCGCACCGCACGGCGGTCTCTCGACTGACGCCCAGCTCACGGGCTGCCGTGTGTGCAGCACGTGCAGCGTACCACTCGGTATCCCGCGGCATACGCTGCATCACCTTTCGCATGTACGGGGTGACGACCATCTCGCTGCCGTCAACGTCGCGCATTTTAGGCTCGCGTTTTTTGCGGGGCTTTTTTTGCAGTGATTTCGCCTCGCCTGCAGCCATGCGCGCCTGGTACTCGGCGTCTTCTGCTGCTCGCCGACGACGGAGCGCCTCAGAGATGCGCGTCTGCGACTCGGACGCCTCTGCAGCCTGTCGACGTCTAAGTGCCTCCGCCCAATCGACCGTCACCGTAATCTGTATCGGCTGCTCGACCTCGTCACGCATGCTGTCTGGAGCGTCTGACACATAATCGTCTTTCGGTGGCGTGCCCAGATAAGCACGCCCCAGACTATCCATCGACGCTTGAGGCCGCAGTACTCGCCCTCGGTGGCGCATCAGCCGCACCTCCTGCACGTGGTACAGCACATCAGTGTCGGAGATGTTTAGCGCGTCGGCAATTTCGCGCGCGTCAAGCTCACTCTGCAGCGTGGCGATGACGTCGTCGGTATAGGCGAGGTCGTCGCGCTCAATACGGCCGACGCAATGCCGACGGAGTGCTATATCGTAGCGTGTTGCCATATCCCCTCCATCGAGCTGTCAAGAAATCCTTAACAGCTCATCTACCGAGTAATCCTCGGCAGTTCATTACCACCACACTCCCATCTATGCTATCCGCCGATCACGGCAACCTCTGCCATAGCATCAGATCCAAAAATCTGCGATAACGCCGCAAGCATCTCTAGGCGCGTCTCAAACCACAGGCCGCGCTCATCACGATCTCCCGGCCAAATAATCCAGAATACCCGTATGTTGACATCAATATCAACGCACCCGCGACGTGTGACGATGACACTCACCTCGCCGTCGGTGATTTGCTGGCCCGCATAATGATGCTCACCGTCTATAAAAATTGCATTACGCGTCTGTACCTTGCCCATAAGGTCCTCCTATAAAATCTTGCGTGTCGTGATGTGCCGTGATCCGTGGAACTGTTTTTTCCAGAAGTACATGTATGCTATGTGTCCTCTTAGTGCATTTTCTACCACCTCCTTCCCTCTATCTATCTGTTTCCCCATGAGCCAATGGTCACGAACGAAATTCATATCGCGCATAGCCATCTGTATGTTGGTCATAAGTACACCATCGTAAGACTCAAAATTGACGACTGCTCTAATCCCATGCCACATCAGCGGATGATCAAATACCAGATCCATAAAATTGCTAATCCCGCGAATCTTTCGCCATCGGTTGTAATCGCTTGTATATTTTGTCTTCACAGGAGCGACAGCATCAACAGCCGTAAGCGATGATATAGAGTATTTTTTCTTTGGCTGCACCACTGGTACACGTACGCCGTTGAAATCAATTTTGAACTCGTCAGGCACGTCGTCATATGAATACTCCTGCAATATGTCCTGAAACATCACACGAAAAAATATCGCCTCTTCCAGTGTTGTCTCAACACTTTTATTTCGGCCCGTCATGTCGTGCCTTGGCTCTGGCCACGGTATTGGCTGTGACAGAAAATTCATTTGCGTCATATGGCACCACACGTCGGACAGCCCTCGGGACAATGGGTGTATACAGAGACCGGCAGTTTCAATCCACCATGTATCAGCTGGAGTATCAATCTGATTTCCTCAGTAACAGCACACTTCCGGAGTATTAGATTCTGCGGTTGCTGACCTATGAGCATTGCCGCAAACTCCTGAGAGAGTTTTGGAGAAAAACACGCAATGTATTTTCGCCGCGGGGTTTTATCGCCACAGAAATACACAGTAGCCAACATTTTCTCTCTAGATGTGCCTCCCTGGTCATTTGTCGAGACATTTTGAACCGCAATAATTTCCAGCGTCAACATCTCATCCATTTCGGTAAGCGCTTGCCAAAGCAGTGCATCGTGATCGCTTGGATCGACGGCGTCAGTGACTTTGTATACACGGAATCCTGTGTCGAGACGTGGCGGCTGCAGGCGAGTCCCGAGCAGCATAGATTTCGGCGGGGCCACAAATCCCATGCGCTTATTGAGCGTCGACCGCTTTACGGTGTTGTCCGTGCTGATCGGCGTCGTCTCTGGTGTTTTTTTCTTTGCCATATCACCACCACACTTTATAATTGCCGCCCCGCGTGCGTCCCTTGTGCTCGGCAGCGCGTGCGTCGATGAATCGCCGGAGCTGGCGGATGCGCTCGATGATCTGCTCGTATGTCGCCAGATTGGCCGGATGTGGCTTTCCCTGGATTGCCAGTGTGCGGAGCTCGCCCAGCAGCATGTACTGCAGGCGCATCTCGCGGTCCAGGTCCGTATCTAACTGCGCCATACCCTGGCCTCCTCTCGAATCCCTAATGATGCCAGTACTATCCGCCTCGCTTCGTGGATGACACGGTTACCCAGACGGACGCGGTCGGCCCACTCGTCAGGCTTGGGCTGGATGACGACCGTGGTGCTGGTCGCGTCGATAGCGTGCCACACGTCAATCTCCAGCTGGCCCGATATCCGGCGCTTGGTGGTAACAATGTGGCGCGAGGTGTACGCTTTCGTTTTGACGTCGAGTAGCAGCTGGATTGCCTCGGGAGTGTATGACGTCATCTCGATAACCGTGCTGTGGGTCATTTCGCCACCTCCGCCAGCCACAGGCAATAGCAGATTCGATAGTCAAACCGCTGGGCCATCGCCTCCCACTGCTCGCGATCAACCCCGTGCACATTCTGCCAGCGGCCGGTGCAAATCACCTCGACGGGCTCGATGCCCAAATTTTTACACATCTGATAGTACGGATACAGACTGAATCGGCGTGTAAAAGTATTGGCTACGGCGACCCGGTTCCCCTCCCGGAGCGCCGCACTTACTCGCGCCTCACACTGCATGTGCGCGTGTGACAGATTTGCACGGTCGAACTCGTACTCACCGTCGACCATGAAAAAATGATCGGCCTCGTGCACCTCTTGCACTACTCCCCAGTACTCCAAATTTCGCGCGAGTGTGCTTTTGCCACTGCCGGGGAGCCCTCGAATAATCATCAGATGCGGTGTCATTTACCCCTCCTGTTGTTTCTTCTGATTGTCCAACATCTGCCGAAAAATCGGATTGTATTGCTCCACCAACTGACTTACGTTCTCCAGCACCGGCATCAATACCTTGGCCATTTGTGCGGATATCCTGGCCATCTGCACATTGAATCGGATCATTGCACGCGTCGACGGCGGTATGGCTGCAATCTGGCGCGCCACGCGCTGCGCCTTGGTGCGCCTACTCATCGGCGCCCCACTTGCCCCGCATATACACCAGGGCAATCGCGGCATATACCGCCAGATCGAGCGCCGTGTCCTCGAGTGTCTCATCGCTGACTGCGCCCTCGGTGCGGGTGATGTGCAGCAGTCGCTTGACCTTGTCGTTCATCCGGACGGCGATACCATACAGCCCAGTGTCGCCGATGGCATCGGGACCGTACCCGGCATTTTTCCGCAGAAACAGCTGGCGCATCTCGACACGGGTGACGCGGTCAAACTCCTCAAGCGTTTTGTGCTTATTCATGTGCCTGCTCCAGTCGCATCAGCTCGCCAATCCCCCACTCGACAACATCGTGGTGCAGTGCCGTCGCCTGGGCGTCACTTGTCTCGTCGTGTGTCTCAATCAGCGGCACGCCGTCGTACGTCTCGGGAAAATCGTACACATCGTCATCGGTTGCCACCATGCACTCGTAGTAGCGCATGCCATCGCCATGCAACCGCAAATCGGTGCCGAGTGGCATCACCGTGCCATTAGGGCCCATCAACAGCCCCACCGTGCTGACGTGCATCTTGTGCCGTGGTGACTTAAGCTGGGTCGAGAGGCGAAACCGGAGCGCCACGCGCGCGGCCTCGTCGATGATGTCGTGCACAACCTTTACTAAATCACGCGTGATCTGGGTCATTGTCGCCTCCATTGAATGCTTCATTGAGTACTGCGTATCCATATGCCAAATCAAGGACGATGTTCCGCCGGCGCGCCAGGTGTACCGCTTTTACCTTGGTATCAAATAACGACCACTTATCGGCTGGGACCGTAATCATGAGGTTTTTATCCGCCAGGACAATCGACGCTAGATAGCTGTGCGTTCCCTCTGGTATCTCTGGCTCGAGCGGCCACGAGCCCCAGTACGTCGTGAGGATAATCTCCGCATCGTAGTATCGATATCCTCGGACGATGCGCTGCTCGCCCTCAGTGGTCCGCAGAAGGCGTGCGTGCGCATCGAACGACACAAGCGCCTGTGCGTCGGTGAGTGGTGTTTGGTGGCGATTTAGCGCCATACCGCTACCCCTTGCTCATTAACCACTAGCCACTGACTCCAGCATGCTTGACTCGAAATCCAATGCCGCCAGCCACGGCCACCAGCCCACAGCGTGCGGAATGCCGAGTACTGCGCCTGGATGGTGTCGGTGTCGGCGTGCGTGCGGCCGGCGAGCCACTCGTACGTCGCGTCGTTGAACTGCCACAGGCCGCCGTCGGCGGTTTCGGATCGTGCGTGCATCGAATAGGTACCATACGTGGCCCCGTCGCCAGACTCACACGCGACGATGGCGGCTGCCTCCCGGGTGACGGTGAACGGCTCGACGTGGCACACGCCGCCGCTGCAGCTCAGGTACCAGAAAAGGATTACAGTGCTCATCGTCGTCCCCGCTCTCGTAAGATCACGCTCGTCACTACGGCCACCACGACCACCATTACCCCGACAATCAGCCCAGACAGCCAGCGCCACATACAAACCCCCAGGTATGCAAAACCCCGACAGGCGCAGTGCCTGCCGGGGTGATTCTCACTTACTCGACGACGGCTGACTCCCACTGGCCGCGGTTGTCGTACACATAGGCGGCCTTCTCGTACGCCTCTTCGATCGAGGTGCAGCTCCAGCCGTCGGTGCTGATGCCGTACACCGATTTGCACTCGATGCTGACGACGTAGTCGGCCCAACCACGCGTAACCGACACTGTGGTACGTACGCCATTGCGAGTCGAACCTTTCACTGCAATCAAACCGGCGGTCGGGGTCAGAGTCGATACGGTCATGTCAATCCTCCATCGTTGATCGGTCGGTTTTCAGTCGGTTTTCGGTCAGCCATCACTCCCAACATCCACAGTATACCGAGTATACCGCAGTGTGTCAACCCCTCGACGACAATCTTGTAATATCCCGCATCCGCAGTCGACCGATGAGGATGAGCTCGCGGCCCAGCGGACCATACCCGTACACATGCAAGACTGTCGGCTCGGCGCTGCTGAGTGGCTCGGCGTACGTGAACCGCGACGATTTGTGCATCTTGCAGTACGCACGCGCTGCTGCAGCGTGGTCGCTCATGCGCGTGCGCATCGTATGCACGCGGCCAGTGTCGATGTCCGTAAATTCGAGAGTGCGCATCGTATCTCCTGCGGTATACTGAGTATGTCCGCAGTATACCGCAGGAGATGCACCGATGTCGTCACCAATTACCAGAAAAACCGCCGTGAGTCTGCTGCACGCAGACGACGAGTGGCTCGATGCCCAGTCCGCCCGGCTGCTGGCCTACGTGCGCATGAAAAAACTGTTCACCGGCCGGAGTTTTGCCATTCGCCTGCTCATTGAGGATGCACGATCACGCGGTCTCGACCTCGTCGACGTGCTGCTCCGGATGCCCGCCGACGCCCAGCAGGCGCACGACGATGACGAGTAGCCATGAGGAGGACCAGCAGATTGCGCTGGTCGATTTCCTGGGCATGATTGAGCGCCGAGTGCCAGACGTGCGCTGGGTGTTCCACGTCCCCAACGGTGGCCGGCGTGACGCAGTCACCGGTGCACGGATGAAGCGCGCCGGCGTCCGTCGAGGCGTGCCTGATCTGCTGCTGCCGATACGGTCCGCCGACGGCGTGCATATCGGGCTGGCTATTGAGATGAAGCACGGCAAAAACCGCACCACCATCGAGCAGCGCGAGTGGCTCGTGATGCTTTCGTCCCAGGGCTGGCGCACCATGGTCGCCTACGACTGGCAGGAAGCGGCACGCGAAATCCTGCTGTATCTGGGGCACAATCCTCGAGACTATTTTGGTCTTCGATAATCGTGCTATAATGTATTACGTTGTATTGCAGAAAGGGGCCTACATGCCAGCAAAACCGACGTCCAAGCAACGGTATTTTGTATCGAGTCTGATGCTCAGCAACGCCGACCTGGCCATGCTCGATGAGCTGTCCGCCGGTCTGTCGTACGTCACGGGTGTCCCCGTCGGGCGCTCGGCGACCGTGCGCAAGCTGCTGGAGCTTATCCGCCTCTCCGACATCGACGCGCCCGACATCATCGCCCAGTGCAAGCGCCTGGCCGACCGCAAAAAGGCGTCGTGATGTTTACCAAGCTGCCGAACATCTTCGTCGACGAGCATCTCGCCCAGCTGTCATCGGCAGCGGTGGCGTGCTATCTCGTCGTGCTTCGGCGCACCGTCGGATACCATCGCCACACCGACACGATCAGCCTGGCCGAGTTCATGGACGCCACCGGCACCAGTCGCGGCACCGTGCGTGCAGGGCTTGCCGAGCTGGCGAGTCGTGGCCTCGTAACACGCTCCGTCGTGCTCGAGGGCGCTTCGGTGTCGTATCGCTACGGGATAGCAGATGGATGCACGGTCGACAGTATTGATAGTGGGTCAGATTTTGTAGGGGGGTCAAAATTTGACCCGGGTACAGAATTTGTACTGGGGTCAGAATCTAGTACGGGGGAGGGTCAAAATTTGACCCGGGGGGGGTCAGAATTTGACCCGGGGGTGGGTCAAAATTTGACCCCCCTACCCTCTGAATCTGGCGTCCTGACGCCCGAGCCAGAACCCCTAAAGAAAGATATAAAGAAAGAAGGAAAGAAAGAGAAAGAAATACGCGCTGACGCGCGCACCGC